AGATAAAGGGCTGGGGTTCCTCCCCGGCGACATTGATGAAAAATATGCACCTTATCTCGCTCCTATAGAAGATAATTTTCAGAATGCTTTCGGTAATTTAGATTATTATCATATTATGAGAGATAAAGGTCAGATAGATATTGCTCCTATTTCATTTATTCGTGGTAGAAGTTTAAAGAATTGTTTTATTATTGTTGATGAATCCCAGAATGCAACTATTCATGAGTTAAAAACAATAATTACTCGTGTTGCTGAACACTCTAAAATAGTTTTAATAGGTGATACGAAACAAATCGATACAGTTTATTTAAACGAATCTTCAAACGGACTTACAATAGTTTCAGATAGATTTAAAAAGAGCAAGTTATCCGGCCATATACACTTTACTAAAGGTTATAGAAGTCGTTTAGCTTCTGAAGCAGATGAATTATTGGATTAAAACAATGGATGAGAAAACAAAATTAATTAAATATATTGAAGAAAACCCGAATCTTACTTACGAAAGTGTTTTGCATCTTCTGAAAACAAAAGAAAATGAAATAAATAACAATCGTAATTTAACAGAGATGGGTCGTTATTTAAATGCATCTTATTTAACACCTTCAGAAACAGGAATGTCGTCAGGCAGGTGTCCGATTTAATTAGATTAGTGGGCATATTCTGCTCACTTTTTAATTAGAATAAAAAAAAATTTAAAAAAAAGTGTAATTTTTTTCCAAGTTTCCTATAATACATAATATATATATTATATAACAAATAAAAAATCGAAAGGAACTTGTTATGAATTACATCCAAACACTAAATGCTAACTTAATTACTGAAAATACTGAAGATAATGCAAGAAGAAATCTTGCTGTATGGAATCTTTATGCACCAATGATGAAGATTATAAATGATGAAATTGCTGAAAGATATGATTCATGGGGACCGAATTCTGATGAAGTTATTGCATGGAAAAACTCTAAGTTAGAAGAGATTACAGAATGGCAAAAACTTGCAGTAAATGCTTTGGTTGGTTGTGAATTAAAAGATTGCGAAGTTATCGTATGGAGAAATAAAGACGATGATGACTGTGAATATTCTGCTTCTTTCTCAAGACAGATGATGGTTGATTATTTAGATAATATTTCATATGATTTTCAGCCACAATGGGACGATATCGTATGGCAAGGTAAATTATCTGATATGCCTAAGGATATTGAAGAAGATTGTCCGTTAATTTTCAGCTACGACAGTTATAGTAATGAATGGGATGAGGTTATTACGAAAGGATTTTACATCGATTGGGAAACATGCTAAAAAAATAATCAAAAAAAATTATACAAGTTTCTAACTTTACATAATATATATAAACAGGGAGATAAATATGACACATCTAAATTTTAATTTCACACAGAACGAGGTGAAAACATTAGAAGCTGAAAGAATTGTTGAGGAGATGTATAAATTAGTATTAGATAAATCTAAAAAACTCTCAATGAGTGAATCTAATACAAAACTTTATATTCAAGGATTCATTAAAGCTGTTGCTACAACAATATCAATTGACCACCAACATACAATTAATAAAGATACTTGGGCAATCTCAAACGAATATATTTACACATTTATCAGTCGTTTCAGAGGCAAAGAACCTAAAAATTCAAAAGGTAATTATACAACTAATGGACGTATGGAAAATGTTTTAATGAATACTTTTCTTAAGAGAGATAATTCATACAAATACCATTCACCAAGTAGCATAACAAGTAGCACTTCTTGTAAATCTACATACGACTTACACCCACTTCTATGGGAAGCTATTAGATTAGAAAACTATATGGGAGTTGAAGGACGTAATTGGAAAGAAGTTTTATTAACTGAGGGAATCAAAGGAATTTCTTGGAATAAAAAGTCTGAGAAGGGTTCGATTCCACTATACGGTTTGACTTCTGTTAAACAGGTTTGCATCAATGGTGGTAATATATTAGATGTAGAAAGAAATGAAAACAGAGGAACAACGAATAACATCTATGGAATCTTACAAAAGGCTCCAACTAAATGGATTGAAAGATGTTTAAAGAAATTAAATACTCTTGAAAAGGGTGCTGAAAGATTAAAAACTCCTCTTAAGAGAAGAGGAAGATTATTACATATCGAAAGAATGAGAGATTATTGTAATGAGATTTACAGTAATGGTGGTTATTATATTGACTTTTACCGTAAAACATCATGTGGCCGTTTCTTTTCAGTCGGCATGACCTTACAGAATTTCTCTTCATCTATTCTTAAAACACTTTTTAGGGGTAATGGATATGAAATCGACCAATCAACATCTCATCCAACCATTATCAGAGACTTAGCTGGAGAATTCGGAATCTTTAATAAAGACGTAAATGAATATATCTCTAATAAAGATGAAATAATTAATCAAATCTGTATAGAAGCTAAAATGAGAAAGAATACTGTTAAAACACGTTGTATTCTCTCAACATGTTATGGTCATATTAATCAATACCATGCAAAACGTCATCCAGCTTTATGGAAAATCGTTCAAGGATTTAATTCCTTATTAAAAGACCTCAAAAACTTATTAGGTGAAGAAGTATATAACGTTATCTATAACGAAGAAGTGAATCGAACTGAAACGATTATTGATGCCTGTGGAGGTTGGGATAATTTACTTTGTTGGAGACACGATGGAGTTATAATGACCGAATTACCGAATAAAAAAATCAATTTTAACGTAAAAATTAATACACTGTAAAAAATATATATATAATATAAATAAAGGAGAGACATATTATGAGAAGAACATTAACACAAGCACAAAAGGACCATATCTCACGTTGTAATACTGGGAATACACATACCTTAGAAACTAAAAAAGCTATTTCTGAGAAAAACTCTAAATCTGTTAGAGGTGTTAAGATGGTTAAAGACGGAGCTCAACATAAAGTTAGTTATGAAGATATTTCAGATTACTTAGATAAAGGATGGTTTTTTAAAAGTAATAGAGTTTATATGAATGATGGAACAATACATATGCATAAACTGACATCAACTGTTGATAAATGGTTAGACCAAGGGTGGGAATTCGGAACTCTATCTCATCTGAATCAGAAAACATGTTTCCATTGTGGAGATAAATACATCGGAAGTTGTCCAAAACGAGGTTGTAATGACTAATATATCCGAGTTATTAGCTTCTTCTGAAGGTAGAAGAGCTTTATCTATAGCTTCTCCTGTATTCTTCGACTCATATTATCTTGGAATGCAAGCAGCTGACCATAGAAATAACTGGATAAATACTATTGAAGAGATGCAAAAAAAAGCGGAAGAAACTAATGAAAAACAGAAATTATTAGTTTTGGCACCTCGTGGTCATGGTAAATCATTACTTGCGATTAGTTATTGTGTCCGACAAATCTGTATGAATAGAAACGTATCAATCCTATTTATTTCAGCATCTGCAGGTCAGGCAGAAAAGAGAGTTAGATTAATAAAACAATTCCTTGATTCTGATAAAATAAAAGAAGATTGGGCAAACGGTGAGGATATTCCGACGTTTAAAGGTGAAGATACTAAATGGACATCAACACAGTTATACGTTAAAAGAGACGGAACAGGCGTAGACCCGACCTTAGAAGCTATTGGTAGTGGTGGTAAAATAACAGGAGCGCACGTGGATGTTGTTGTTATTGACGACTTAGAAGATGATTTAACTACAGCTTCTCCAGGTGTTCGACAGAAAACAAGAGATTGGTTAGCTGCGACAGTAACACCTATTCTGAATCAAGGTGGAATGATGTTAGTAATTGGGACAAGAAAACACGAACAAGATGTTTATGCACATATGAAAACTGACCCAACTTACAGAGTAATCGAAGATAACGCAATCCTTCAGTGGCCAGAAAGTTATGATTACGTAACAAAAGTAGATGATAAAGGCAATGAATACTTAGATAAAGTTTCAGTTAAAGGGGAATATCAAGTCCTATGGCCTGAATTTAGACCTATAGAATATTTACTTATGGAAAGAAGAAGTATGGGTTCTCATCTTTTCGCAAGAGAGATGCAGAATCAAGTCCAATCTGAAGATGATGCAATAATTAAAAGAGATTGGGTAGATATAGCTAAAAGAAGTAGTTATTCTTTTGATTTAAATCCTCCTATAAATTTAGAAGAATGCACAGTAGTATGTGGTTGGGATTTATCTATTGAAGGAGATAAAAAGAAAGCCCAAACCAAAGATACGGATTATACCTGTGGTTGGACTTTAGCAAGAGATAAAAATGGTGTTATATGGATTTTAGATATGTTTCATGAACGTGGTATAACACAACAACAGATTATGGATGCAATAGTTTCTATGTATGAGAAATGGTCTGATTATGTTAAAGAAATATGGGTAGAAAAAAATTCTTTCGGTGCGTTATATGTTCAACAACTTCAGAAAACATCATTACCAGTCAAACCTGTTGTTATGACAGCAAAAAATGCTTTACGTAATTCAATCCATCATATCGCCGTTTTATTTGAAAATCAATTGATTAGATTACCTTATGGTGATAATTACTGTCAAAAGAAAATAGATATAATGTGTGATGAAGCTGTCGGATATCCACGCGCTGCTCATGATGATACATTAACTTCATTAGTCCATGCATTAGATGCAGTAAAGAAAGTAGGGAATACATACGTTATTGCCGTTGGAAACAAAGTTCTCGACCATATGGGAAATATAGTTGAAGAAGAAACTAATAACGATGTTATAACAGAAGCATTGAGAGGAATAGGAATTACCAAAACTGAGAAGTTTGATTCTGACGACCCATTCGCAAGTCGTTTTACAGGTTTATTCGATTGATTCGTCCATAATGTCTCTAATTACATGTTGAAAGTGAATAGATTTAGCCACTTCTTTACATTTTTCTTTAGCTTCTGATGGACTGAACATACCACTATCAACTAACATACCGTATGCAACTTTTTCTAATCCACGATAAAACACATGTCTCGCAGTTGCAGTATTCATTTTATAACCCATTTCAGTTGCCTTCTCAGCGACATTTTTATATGGGACATAATCTTCATCAACAACATATTTATTTTTACTCATAAACTCTCCTCTGTAATTATTTTACAAGTTTTTTAACTGTTCTGCATATAAATATATACATATTATACTTTCTTTTCAATAAACGTTAAAATAAATACAAAAAAATATAATAAAAACTAAAGTTATGAGATATATAATATATGATATGTATAAATGTATTGGGTGCCATAAATGTCATTATTCACTATAAACCCCTCTTTGTATTCATTTTCTGATGGAGAAGAGAATAAAATAGACAGTAGCAATATAGATAATATAAAATATTGCGGATATACTTATACATTAATAGTAAAATTCTCTGGAGGCGGAGTATATTTATATTCTTCAGTCCCACATAGTGTCGGAAGAAAGTTTTTATCTGCTGAAAGTAAAGGACGATTCTTAGCAAGAAAGATTGTTGGGAATTATCCGTATAAAAAATTAGATTCATAATTCACGCACACTCTTATAGAGTTGCAACACTAAAACATTTTTTACATAGAAAGGACTTTAAAAATGGCTGGTGTAAAAGTTAGAAGATTTACTCTCGAAGCAGCAGAAGCTGTAAATAACCAAATCGAAATCACACTCGACGCTTCAAACTTAGGATTCAATCCAAGTCAGGAGTTTTCACGTGCTCAGATTGCATGTAATGAATATGATGCTGCTGGGACATTCACCGTTGCTTTCAGACCTGCTGGTGCTGATAGTTCGTTTTTCCTTCCATTCGTTTCACAAGAAGGTGAAAACGCAGGAGCAGGAGAAGACGTTGTTATTATAGGACGTGATGAAGACCCATTATTTGACGCACTTAAGATTGTTTTCAGTGGTGTTCAAGCCGTTGATGTTGATTTATATGTGGGTTTCATAAAGAATTAATCTAAATTAAAAACGTCAAGAAAGGAATTAATTTAAAATGGCAATTTTAACAAGCAAAAAGACAACAGGCTCTACCTCCCTCGCGGGTCCAGTTAGGCTCTCCACCGACGTAGAAGCTTCTGACGGACTCAGAGATGACTTAGCAGTTACACCTGCTGGACTAAAAGCCGCTCTCGACGCACTTGTTGATGGAGCTCCTGCCGCGTTAGATACGCTCAACGAGTTAGCCGCAGCAATGAATGATGATGCCAACTTCTTCGCTACAGTTAATACAGAACTTGCAGATTTACAGACACAAATCAATACTCTTGCAGGTGGTAATATCGGTGGTCTTCAAACAGAGATTGATGACACACAAACTGGAGCTGGATTAGCAAGCGACGGGTCATATACTGCGCCTTCAACTTCGAATTATCTATCCGGAGCAACTTCATTAAAAGATGCTGATAGTTTATTAGACGCACAAATCGCTATAAATACTGCAGCAATTGCGACAATGGGAACTTCCCAAACTATTGCTAATCTTCAGTCAGAATTAGATGATACTCAAGCTTCTGTCGGATTACAAACAGATGGAACGTTAGGAACTTGGGCAAATACAAATTATTATTCAGCTTCTGCGACAATCAAAGAAGCTGTTGAAGGTGTTGATTCACAGGTCGCAACAAATACTGCTGCTATTGCGGGTCTCGGAAGTTCTTCAGCTATTACAGCTCTTCAATCAGAATTAGACGATACTCAATCAGCAGTTGGTCTTCAGACTGATGGGACTTTAGGAACATGGGCTTCGACTAATTACTACTCTGCATCTGCATCTATTAAAGGTGCTATTGAAGCATTAGATGGTCAAGTATCAGGAAATGCTTCTGACATTCTTACAGTAAATGGTGTGGCAGTCCAAGCACAGTCTGATAATACAGCGCAGAATACTGCTGTTGGACTTTCTTCAACTGGGACATATGTTTCACGAAGCACTTCAACAAATTATCTTGGCAGTGCAACAAGTATTGTTGGTGAAATTACTGCGTTAGATACACAAGTTAAAAGTAATGCAGACGCTATCTCATCTAACGACACAGATATCGCAGCCAATGTTTCTGCTATAGATACTATCGAAGCTTCAGTCGGATTAAATACTGACGGGAGTTATTCTGCGATTAGTGGAGCAAATTATGCGACGTCGTCATCAACTCTTAAAGCTGCTGTCGGACAATTAGATACACAACTTAAATCAACTCAGGATGACCTTGATACATTAGAGACAACCGTTTCTAATCTTCAGACAGGTGCTCCTAACCAATCAGAAGTTGATGCTATCGAAGCAAGTGTCGGTATTAATGCAGATGGGTCTTTCTCAGCAAATACATCTGGTAATTACATTTCAACAGCAACTTCTGTTAGAGGTGAGATTAATGCTCTTGACGTTCAATTAGATACTACACAAAGTGATTTAGATACTGCAGAAGCTGCTATCGCAACACTCCAAAGTGATGTTAGTGGTAAAGCTTCTTCGACTTCTGTATCTACTCTTCAATCTGAAGTTGATACAACTCAGACATCTATTGGGATTAATTCAGACGGGTCTTTCACTGCTAACTCCGGAGGAAACTATATCCAGTCTGCGACTTCGGTTAGAGGAGAAATTAATGCTCTCGATACTCAAGTTTCTACGAATGCTGGTGATATTTCTAATCTTTCTTCTACTGTTTCTACTTTAACAAGTGGAAGTTCTTCAAATGCTTCGGATATCGCATCATTACAGAGTGAAGTAGATGCAACTCAATTAGGAGCAGGATTAGGAACAACTGGTGCTTACGCTGCGAATAGTGGAAGTAATTACTTAACTGCTGCAACTTCGTTAAAAGATGCTGATAATAAACTTGACGCACAGATTAAAACAAATGCAGATAACATTGCACTTAAGGCTTCTTCAAGTGATTTAACTTCATTAACATCTCGTGTTTCTACTAATGAATCTGATATCTCAACTGCACAAAGTGATATTTCACAAAATACTTCAGATATCGCAGCAAACCTTTCAGCTATACAATCTAATGATTCAGATATTTCTTCTTTACAGAGTGGAAAAGCTGATACTTCGGTTACAACTGCACTTCAATCTGAGTTAGATGCAACTCAAACTGGAGCAGGATTATCTTCAGCAGGTGCTTACTCTGCACCAACTTCTTCTAATTACCTAAGCACTGCAACTTCATTGAAGGGTGCTGATAGTTTATTAGATACACAGATTAAGACAAATGCAGACGCTATCGCAGTTAATGCTTCAGACATTGCTGCTCTTAGTGGTGGAAGTGGATTAAGTGGTATTCAAACTGAATTAGATGATACACAGACCGGAGCAGGTTTATCCTCAACAGGAGCTTATTCAGCTAATTCTTCAAGTAATTACCTTACAGCTGCGACAAGTCTTAAAGATGCAGATGATAAATTAGATGCGCAGGTTAAAACTAATGCTGATGCTATCTCTGCGGAATCAACAACACGTGCTTCTGCTATCTCTTCAGTAAATAGCACTATCTCAACTCTTCAGAGTGAGGTTGATGCTACACAAACTGGTGCAGGACTTACTTCTGCTGGAGCATATGTTGCTAACTCAGGTGCTAATTACATTTCTTCAGTTTCTTCTCTGAAAGCAGCTGATGATGCATTAGATACTCAAATTAAGACTAACGCAGATAATATCGCAAGTAATGATTCTGATATCTCATCTCTACAAAGTGATGTTGCTACTAAAGCTTCTTCATCTACAGTTTCTGCATTACAAACTGAAGTTGATGCGATAGAAACTGGTGTTGGATTAAATTCTGATGGAAGTTATACTGCATTGACTGGAAACTATAACACTGCTTCAACTCTAAAGGGTGCAGTTAGTGGTATAGATACTCAGGTTAAAACAAATGCAGATAATATTGCATCAAATGATACAGATATCGCGACTAACGTTTCTGCGATTGATACTATTGAGGCAAGTGTTGGATTATCAACTGCTGGTGCTTATGTTGGTCGAAGTGGAAGTAATTACCTTGATACTGCTTCATCTGTTGTTGGAGAAGCTACTCTGTTGGACGCACAAGTTAAAACGAATGCGGACGCAATAGCACTTAAGGCTTCTTCAAGTAGTGTTTCTGCGCTTCAAACAGAAGTTGATTCTGTTGAAACTGCGGTTGGATTAGCAAGTGATGGAACATTCTCTTCCTTCAGTGGTCAGAATTACATCAACTCTGCAACAACTATCAAGGGTGCTATAGAGTTATTAGATGCTGCGATTAAATCACGTCAGGATAATATAGATTCTGAAGCGACAACAAGAGCAGCAGATGATACAACTCTAAGTGGTAAAATCGATACTGTTGAAGCGAGTGTTGGATTACAACCAGACGGAAGCTTAAGTATTACTGGAACAAACTATCTAAACTCATCATCAACTGTTGTTGCAGCTTTAGATACACTTGATACAAATCAGAAATACTTAAGAGATGTTCAGGATAATTTACGTGGAACGGTTGGAAGTGGCTCAACAGGTTTGTTAGGAACATTTAGTTCTACAAACTACATTGGCTCTGCTTCTTCACTTAAAGCTGCTATCGAAGCGCTTGATACACAAGTTAGTTCGAATGCTTCATCTATCTCTTCATTGGGAAGCTCAAACATTGCTGCTCTCCAGACTGAATTAGATGATACACAAACTGGTGTTGGTCTCGCAAGCAATGGTGATTATGTTTCAAGAAGTGGAACAAACTATCTCGACAGTGCAACTAACGTTGTTGGAGAGATTACTGCTCTTGATACTCAGGTCAAAACAAATGCTGATAACATTGCTACTAAAGCTAATTCAACTACAGTTTCAGCACTTGATTTAAGATTAACTCAAATCGAGCAAGCTGGTGGTGGATTATGGATGGATGATTCTAATAACGATGAAGTTTATTACGGATTCGCATTGGAAGATTTCAAATCACATATCGGTCCATTCGAAGTTAAATTAGGTGGAGCAAATGGATATATCAGAGCTTTGGTTGCTTCTTCTTCAGCAACAACAGACTTAATCATGTATGATACAGTCGCTGAAAGAGATGGAGACCGACACTTTGACGTCCATCCAACAACTGGAGACGTTATCTTCAAAGGTAAATACGCCTAAGAGTTATAGATAGGTCATACACCTATCACGTTTTTTATCTGTAAAAACTTCTCAAACTGCATATATAATAATGTATGTTTGAGAAAAGACCTCAAAATAATTTAACGAAAAACATATTTTGCTTAATATATAGAATTACAAGCATTGCATCTAAAGAGATTTATCAAAACTGTATAAATACGCACATAGATAGCACTATGAAAGGAAAAAATTATGTCTGCATTAAGACCAGATTCAAATAAAGGACACGACTTAGGAACAAGCTCGATTAAATGGAGCACACTCCACGTCGGTGATGTCCAAGCCGAGACAATGACAACATCCGGCAACGTAGAAATTCAAGGTAATCTAACAGTTACCGGCACACAAACTTCTCTTCAGGTCTCTACAGTTGAGGCACAAGACCCACTTATCAAACTTGCCAGAGGAAATACTGGTGATGCGATTGACGTTGGTTTCTATGGACAAACTGTTAGTGGAGCCACAACATATTACCATGGTTTAGCAAGAGATGCTGACGACGGTAAATTCTATCTTGTAAAAGATTTACAAACAGAGCCTTCAACAACTCTTCCAACACTTTCAGCAGGAAACAAAGCAACAATCGTTGCTGACCTTGACGGTAATATTACTGGTGCATTAACTGGTAATGCTGATACTGCTTCTGCTCTTGAAACATCAAGAACACTAAGTATCTCTGGTGATGCAAGTGGTAGCGTTTCATTTGACGGTAGTGCAGATGCAGATATCGCTATTACTATCGGGTCTCAAGCTGTTGAAAACTCAATGATTCAGAATCCAGGACTTTACGTTGGTCAAAGTGGTGGAACTCCTGCAATCATTAATTTAGGTAACACACTCGAAATCGGAGGAACAGCTAACGAAGTTGAAGTTTCATACTCTCCTGGTGAATTTACAATCGGATTACCATCAACAATCAGTGGTCTAACTTCTGTATCTGCTACTGGATTTACCGGTGCTCTTACTGGTAATGCTTCGACCGCTTCTGCTTGGCAGTCTGCAAGAACTCTTTCACTCGGAGGTGATTTAGGCGGGTCTGTTAGTATTGATGGTAGCGCAGATGCTACTCTAACAGCGACCATTCAATCTTCTTCAGTTGAGAATTCAATGCTTGTTAATAGTGGTTGGACTCTTACAGTTGATGGGACCGGTGGTGAGGCTATCGCACTTGGTGATAGTTTAGACTTTAATGGAACAGCAAGTCAAGTTGCTATTACTTATAGTGGAGCAAACAACGACCTTACCTTCAGCTTACCATCAACAATCAATGTTGATACAAGTGGAAACGCAGCAACAGCTACCGCACAAGAGACTGCAAGAACTTTCTCAATTACAGGCTCTGAGGTAACTGCTACTGGTGTTTCGTATGACGGAACAGGAAACGTCGCGCTCGCTGCTTCTATTACTACAGGAAGTGTTGCAAATAGTAAATTAGCTAATTCTTCTATTACATTCGGTGATGGAAGTAATACATCTGCTATCGCTCTCGGTGGAAGTTTAACAATCCAAGGAACAGCAAACGAAGTTGAAGTTGCTGAAAGTAATGGAACATTCACTATCGGTCTTCCTTCTACAATTCAGAATGATACAAGTGGTAATGCAGCGACTGCTACTGCACTTGAAACTTCAAGAACATTCTCAATCCTTTCTGGTCCTGTTACAGCAGCAGCTGCTTCATTCGACGGCACCGGAAACGTCGTTCTAACTTCAGCTATCGCAAACGGAGCAATCTCTAACGCGATGTTAGCAAATGACGGATGGGGACTATCACTTAATGGAACGGCACAAGAGGACATTAACTTAGGTCAGTCTCTTGACTTTAATGGAACTTCAAGCCAAATCGATATCGCATACAGTGCTGCTGGTAATGACCTTACCTTCAGTCTTCCTTCAACAATTAACGTTGATACTTCTGGAAATGCTGCAACTGCAACTGCTTTAGCTTCTTCACAGAACTTTAGCATTGGTAGTGGTCCAGTTACTGCTTCAGCAGTTAGCTTTGATGGAACAGGTGCAGTTAGCTTAACTTCAAGTATCGCAAACGGCGCTATTTCAAATGCGATGTTGGCAAACAGTGTTATTTCTGTTGATGATAATGTTGGCACACCTACAAACATTTCTCTTGGTGGAAGCTTAACTATCGGAGGAACATCGAATGAAGTTGAGGTTTCTAATGCAGGTGGTGTATTCACCATCGGTCTTCCTTCAACAATCACAGCAGCAGTAAATGGAAACGCTTCTACAGCAAGTGCTTGGGCTTCTTCAAGAACAATTACACTTGGTGGAGATTTAGGTGGTTCGGTTAGTATCGACGGAAGTGCAGATGCGACTTTAACTGCGACTATCCAATCTGGCTCAGTAGATAACTCAATGCTTGCTAACAGTGGTATTACTTTCGCAGACGTTAGTGGTAATAGTGAAGCACTTGCACTTGGAAGCACAGTATATTTCGGTGGAACATCAAATGAGGTTGATGTTGCTTACTCTCCTTCAATTAATAAATTCACATTCGGTCTTCCAGATTCTGTGAATATCACAACTAACCTTGATGTTGGTAGCGGTCTTACAGTTGGTGGTAATGCGACAATCACGGGTAATATCTCTGCAAGTGGTCTTACTGCAACAGGTGCTAACGTTACCTTCAGTGATAACCTTATCGAATTAGGTGTAAATAACACTGACCTTGAAGATATCGGATTCTATGGACAACGTGGTGATGGTATCGGTGGAAGTAATGGATTCGCTGGTGTGGCATTCGATGAGAGCACAGACAAATTCATCGCATTCACCTCTACTGGTGAGCCTACAACTACTGTTGGGTCATACACTCCAGCAGCTATGGAAGTTGGCGCACTTGAGGTGGCTTCTATCGACTGTGTCGGTGAAGTTGCTGGTGAAATTAAGCTCGAAGGAACTGCTCCGACTTCTTCTTCAGATACAGGAACTGCTGGTGATATTCGTTATGATAGCTCATACATTTATATCTGTGTTGCAACAGATACTTGGAAGAGAGTTGCACTAAGCACCTTCTAATAACGAGGTTGATGCAGAATGAACTTTCTGTTTTGACCTTTATGTTTTAATGTGTCTTTTTAGAAAGTTTTACAGAAGTTAAATGAGATACCCCTGTCGTATGGGGTGGCCACTTCGGTGGAATACAGGAGGTGGAGCCTGTTAATTAGTATAGACTTATCTGAAAAGGCAATCAATATGGACAGTCAAATAGCAGTCAGTGTAGGAACGATTATTGCTCTCCTCACTTTTGTTTATCAGTGGCATAAAGATAGTAAAGAAACAGCTAAACAGATTCAGAAGCTCGAGACTGAAGTATTACAACTTAGGGAACAACGTCAAGATATCAGAGAATTAAAAACAGAATTAACTGACTTACGTGAAGATATGAGCACAATGAAAATTACATTAGCTCGCGTTGATACAAACATTACACATCTAATGCAAAACGGATAAAAAATTTAGAAATTTACGTCTTTTCGATATATTTAATTAAAAAGGAGATTTCAAATGACTGAAAAAGAAAGACAAGATTTATTTAAATCTATCAAAGAAGACGTAAAAGAATGTCAAAAACACTGTGATACATGTATTACGGTTATAGAGAAATATTTCAAATCTATTAAAGAAATTGACAAAAAATATAAAAAAGACATAAAATAGCATCTATAACAGAAGTGGAGATTAATCGATGGCAGAAAGAAATTTATTTCAGCGTATTTTTGGTTTAGGTAAAGTTGATAATGATTCAACTTCACTCATTAAGAGCGTTGAACAACCAAAAGAAGATGACAATGTTTTAGAACTTCTTTCTAAAGAAGCACAGAGTCATACAATCGACCCAATGGACCACAGTAATGCATATATGATGCAGTCTTATGATAGAAGTGATAAAAAATATTATTTTGAAAACTCTTCGAATCAAAAATTAAATCATACCGTATTACAACAGTTAGCAAATCATCAAATCATTTCAGCTATCATTGGAGCACGTATAAATCAGGTCGCAGAGTTTGCAATACCAACTGACGATGAAGATTTAGGTTATAAAATAGTTTTAAAAGATAGAAAAGCTGAAATTACTGAAGATGATGAGAAAAACATAGCAAGTATTCAGAGATTCTTAGAAAATTGTGGGACACATATAACAGATTACGAACTTACATTTGAAAGTTTTCTAAGACAAATAGTTAGAGATAGTTTAGTATTTGACCAGTGTTGCTTCGAAATTGTTAAAAACAGAAAAGGAGAAATTACTGGTTTTCTTCCAATTGACGCTTCTTCAATTAAACGAGCTCCTCATACAAAAGAAGAGATTGAGAGTGGAAGAAAAAAAGTTGATGGTGTTAAATACATTCAGGTAATTAATAATAAAGTAGTTGCAGAATTCAAACAAGATGAATTATGTTTCGGTATTAGAAGACCAAGAACAACTATGGCGAATCAAGGTTATGGTAATCCTGAGTTAATGGAGCTATATACTGTTTTAAATAACCTTTTTAATGCAGAAACATATAACGCAAGTAATTTTACTAACGGTATAAACGCTAACGGTATTATCGCAGTTAAAAGTAAAATGAATCCTAAGTTATTCCGTGCATTTAGACGTGAATTCTATCAGATGTTAAACGGTGTCGCAAATGCTAAAAGAACTCCTCTTATTCAATTAGACCCTGATGAGAAAGAGGATATTTCTTCAGTAAATCTCGGCTCTTCTAATAGAGAGATGGAGTATAACGACTGGATTAATTACTTAATTAAAGTAACATGTTCAATTTATCAGATTGACCCAGCTGAAATAGGATTTGTTTTTGGGACAGAAGCACAATCTTCTTCTCTATTCGGAACAGACCCTTCTGCACGTGTTTTAATGGGTAAAGAAAAAGGATTACGTCCTCTTATTCGGTCATTACAGGTATGGATAAACAGATACATAATAAATCAAATAGATGATAGATATGAATTAATTTTTCAGGGTTTAGATAGTATTAGCATAAATGATAAAATTCGTCTTGAAGAACACAAGATGAAATATCAAACAATTAATGAGATTCGTGTTTCTCATGATTTACCAGAATTAGATGATGGAGACATTATCGCAGCACATTACGGAGCACTTAAAGCTGCTGTTTTAAGAAGTGAAGGTGCGTTAGTTGCTGAACATTATGGTGATGATGATAATAAAGAAGAATTAGAAGATGCTATTGATGAAGAACACGAAAAAGAAAAAGAGTTAGAAGGAAAAGACGTTAAAGAAAGTGCTGATTCTGATGAATTAGACGTTGAAAAAAATGTCTTTGATGATATAGATTATTTCGATTACGAAGATTTATCAAAAAAAAAAGAAAGAACTAAATTAACTGACAAAGAGAAAAAAGAACGTGAAAAGGAAATGGACAGAAGAAAAGATTCTGACAAACCTAATTACAAACCTTTGCCAGGAGATGATAAAGTTAAAACAAAACCTTCTAAATACTCTAAAACTGATTTAGCTGAAAAGGTTAGAGAAGAAATGAAGAAGCCGGGTAAAGATGAATTTATTCGTGCTGCTTCTAAAGTTTCAGGAGTTAAAAAGAAAATTATTGAAGAAGTATATGATAGAGGATTAGCAGCTTGGGCAGGAAGTCATAGACCAGGAGCATCAGCACAACAATGGGCAAAAGCTCGTGTCTATTCATTCTTAACTGGTGGTAAAACACAATCAACTGCTGATAAAGATTTATGGGAAGAACATAAAGAATCTCAGAAGTCTGCATTAGAAAAATCTTCATATATACCACCTAAATCAGTCGCAGAAGAAGCACAAAGAGGTATAAAAGCTATTGAAGAACATAATTCTGACGCTGGGACACAGGTTGGAAGAGTTAGAGCAAGACAACTTGCTAATAGAGATAACATTTCTTTAGAAACAATTAAAAGAATGAAAGCTTTCTTTGATAGACATGAAAAGAATAGGAAAATAGGTGAAGGTAAAGAATGGCATGAAGATAATGGATATGTTTCATGGTTATTGTGGGGTGGTGATAGTGGAAGAAGATGGGCAGAAAAGATTCTTTCAGAACAAGAAGATTAACAACTATTATTATTACCATGTAGCATAACAAGTAGGAATCTTAAATTTTTTGGATAAAATAAAGTCTTAAGACATATATAATAATATATACCATGTAGCATAACAAGTAGGAGAGACAGTTTATGACTAAAGAACAATTAGAATTACAAAAACAAATAGATAAATGGTTTGAATACCTTCAGTCCAATAAAATTTTAGATTTATACACACATACAAAGGGAAATCGTCTATGAGTTTTATGGAGATACTAACAAAAGCTCGTGAAGAAGCTAAGATGAATTTAAAAAAGAATTCTGATGTTATCTCTGTTAAACAAGAAGAGGAGACGAATATAAATACACCTGTTGAGGAAGAAGTTTTAACAGAAGTTAAAATAGAGGCCTTAGGTGATGCGATTATTAGACAGAGTAGAGAGTCAGTGATAAAATATAAAAAACTATCAAAAGGAACTAATTCTTCTTTAAGAATTGCAAAGAGTTTAGATAGACAACATATTACACACTCACAACTCAGTAAAGCTTTTAAGATTCAGGAGAGATACAATCCTAAACGTCCGGACTGGCATATAGTTGGGTCGTATGCTTTAGATAAACTGAAGCATTTATTGAATAGTGGTATTGATTTAAATACTGCATTAGATACACCTTATGAGGAAGAAAAATGAGTAAATTAGACGTATTTAGCACTTTTCAGCCACTCGACCTCAAACTTATTAAGTCAGAGGACGGAGGAAAAGTTTATAAAATTAGTGGTATAGCAACAACTGAACACACTGATACTGCAGGAGAAATTATTCTACAAAATGGAATAGATTGGTCTTACTGTTTAAAGAGTGGAAGTTTCAATTATGACCATTCAAACTTACCTGCACATATTCTCGGTGCTCCACAGAGTGTTGAGAAGGTAAAACATAACGGTAAATCTGCAACAAAGATTAGTGGAATTCTCTATGGAGATAAACAAATTGTTAAAGATTTAGTTGAAAATGTTAAACTTATGCGCTCAACAAAGAGTGGAAGAAGTTTAGGATTCAGTATTGAAGGTCAGGTAATGGAAAGAGACAGAAAGAATCCTAAGATTATAACTCGTGCAAAAGTTCTTAACGTATCCTTAACACATCAACCAGCTAATCAGGAAGCAACTGTTCAGTTGGTTAAAAACATATTAAAATCTATGGAGAATAAAACAGAAATGAATAAATCTGACGAATACCAAGACAAACCTATGTCTCTCAGACAAAGTAAATTAATTTGTGATTATGCAGAAAAAATGGTTTCTTTACTTGAAGGAAAGCCAGATGATGTTGATTTACCTGAATGGGTCCAATCAAAAATTAACACATGTAAAGAATATATGCAAGCTTCTTATCACTATCTTGAGGAAGAAATGAAAAAAGATGTTAATCCTGACTATTTAGATAGTTTGGAAGAAGAATCTGTTGTTTCACCTGAAGATGTTAAGGTTCCTGATTTAGATAGAGATAATGATTATCCTCAGAAATTTGAAATGGAAAAGGCATATAAATACTCTAAAGAAGATATGGATAAAATGGACAGAAAAGAAATATATGAATATGTCCGTTTCCTTGAAGGTCTTAAGAAAGAGCAATGTGAAACACATAAAAAAGAAGACTGTGAAGAATGTATGGATAAATTCTCCGACCTTTCAGCTATTCAACCAGAATCTTTAGAAGACGATATCGCAGACGAAGGTCCTAAAATGAATATGGGTGAAGACGATTCAGATGAAAAAGAAAAAGTAATCGAATTAGAAGGCCTTACTATGGAAGAATTAAAAGAATTACTGAAGGAAATGTTTAAATTAAATCTTCCTGTTGAGATGATTAAAGAATATATTCGAAGATATTCTCACAAATAACAAAAAAAGTTTAACAATAATTAAAAATAATTTTACATAATATCAATAAAAACTTACAATATGTAATCATTTTTTAGTTATTGTTAAAACTTGACCTCTAAACTAATATATCTAATAAAAAATTTAGATAAAAATGAATACAATGACATATATATATCTATAGGGTAAAGCACTCTTGCTTGAGAATTGAGATAATGGCGAGCACTTGACTGTGTGTTATGTTTGGTGCGCAACTTTTATTTACAAGACTCATCCTAAAATGTCGTCGCACAAAACATAAATTAAACTATTATTTTCAATTAAGGAGAAAAACAATGTCAAATGTCGAGACCCAAGACAAGGTAGAGGCTATCTTAAACGACATAAAGGATAGTCTTGCCGTAGAAAATAAAGTTTCTGAAGAAATTGCTAAAAGCGCAGATGCTATGGTTGCTTCACAACTCGAGAAGTTTGAAGCACTTAACAAAAGTGTTGAAGCTCTTTCAGAGAAACTTGACGGAATCATTAATTCCATTTCAGCTCTTAACATTCCTACACAAGAGGAAATTGAGAAAGCTATTGAAGTTAAAGCAGAAGAGATTACCAAATCTGTTGAAGCTCAAGTCGAAGAGAAGACTGAAACATTGGCTAAGAAAGTTGAAGAACTTGAAAATGAGCCAGTTGTTAAGTCTGCAACCGTTGTTGTTGAGGAAAAAGTAGAAGTTGTTGAAGAGGAAGCTCCTAAAGCTACTCGTCAGGACCTTATTACTAAAGCACTCGCAGAAATTACAGAAACTAAAGATACAAATAGAAAAGCCCAACTCTTCAAAGCCATCAGTCGTTTAGAGGCGGGCGTATCCATTGATAAAGTCGAATTTTAAGGAGAAACACTATGTTACCAAATATCAATGAAAACGTTACAATTAACGAACTAACTCGTCTAAACGACAGCCTACGTAAAAACTCAAACGTTGGTTATCAAGATGCCTTTAGCGGTGGTGCTTCACTCGCACCTATCGTTCCACAGTCAATTGAAGGAACTCTCGCAAGTGCTGCGCATACAATGAGAGACCTTGCACTATGGCCTATGCTTCCTAAGGTCCAAGCTACTAACACTCTTCATGAGTATGCAGTAATTAGCGACCACGGTGAAGACCTTGACCCATTCATCTCTGAGGGTGGTGGTGATTCTTCATTCGGTAGCTCAGCTTCTCAGTATGAGAGAAAATCAGTTAAAATCAAATACATGGCAGAGAAAAGAAGCGTTTCTGACGTTGCTACTCTTGTTGGTATCGTTGGTCCTAACGCTGATGCTTTAGCTGAAGAGACTGAAAGAGGAACAATGAGTCTTCTTCGTAAAATGGAAGTTCAGCTTTTCCACGGTGATGAAGATGTAAATGACCTTGCTTTCGACGGTGTTCTTAAGCAAATCGAGCGTGAAGGCGACGCAGCTGATTACTCTCCATTCCGTTTCGGTCGTGATTTCTCTGATAATCAAGAGGATTTACAAGGTGCATCACTTTCAGGTGCTAAACTTCACGAAGTTCTTGGTGAGCTTTACAGTGCTCCTCGTTTCGGTAGTCCTGACGCAATCTTTATGTCTCCTAAGGCATACAGTAAATTAATCGCTGACAGTGCTCAGAACGGTCGTCATGATTCTATGGTATTGGTTGATAAAGGCGACCAAGGTGTTCATACTCTTGGTGCTGGTCCTCGTATCCACATCATGGGTCCTATGGGTCCAGTCCCTGTTGTTGCGGCACCATTCATCAGTCGTCGTCTTTCTCCTCCTCGTGCAGCTTCTGCTGGTAATACTATCGACCTAAGCAATGGTTTTGCTGTTGAGGACCTTCGTACAAACGCTCAGTTCGTAGTTGATGCTGCTGCAGGTAATAACGGTGCCGGTTATGATGACGCACAGGGTTGGGACGCACAAGGAACTGGTGCTGGACATGATGGTGCATTCCGTTATGTTGTTGTTGGTGTTAATAAACTCGGTTATTCTGCTCCAGTTATCTCAACTGCTAACACTTTCGCTGACGTTCATAGTGATGCTATTCCACGTCTTCAGTTAGCTGCTGCTGTTGCTGGTAGCGTTGATTACGTTCGTATCTATCGTTGTGCTGGTGAATTAAGTGATGCACAGACTCTCCGTCAAGCTCAGCTTATCGGTGAAGTTCCAGCTGCTAACATCATCGGTGAGCAATGGTTAGACGCAGGATTCGAGAGACTTGATGCTGACCCAGTTCTTATCTCACAAATGGACCAAAGTGTTGTTGAGTTCGCACGTCTTCTCGACTTCATCCGTCGTCCTCTTGCTGAGGTTGGTGCAGCGAAACAATTCCTTCTTATGCTCTTCGGTGCTCCGAGTGTTAAAGTTGCTAAGAAGAATTACGTCCTTCGTAACGTCGGTAGATAATTCAGTCTTACATCCTCTGTGATGTGGCTGACACATGAATTCTAAAAAAACTGGATTCTATATTAAGTTTTTTTGAGCCTCCGCAGATTTTTTCTCTCCCGGTCTAACGAGGCTGTTTTTTTATGACCTCAAAAAAAGAAAGGTTTTGAAATGGCTTTAACAGTCAAAGACATAATAACAACAGACTTATTAAAGAAAACTTTGTTAGTTGGTATTGACTTAACAGATGACCAAGGTAATCCATATCCTGATGAGTTATTTGATGCTGCCATTGACCAAAGTATTTCAATGATAGAAGAAGAGTTAGAAATTACTCTTGACAAATATAAAGTAAAAGGTGAGAGACACGATTTGGATAACGACCAACGTAGAGCTTGGTATGGAACACAACTCGATAGAAGACCTTTACAACAAGTTAATAAATTACAAGTATCATACGGTAATTACACTCCTGTAGATATTCCTGACCCATGGTTAAACATTACTTCTCCTGAAGCGGGAAGTGTTTCTTTGATTCCGACTGCAGAATCTATAGGAACATTCAGATTTAACAACGTTTTACCCTTATTAATTGACCCTATATCAAACTATGGCCAGTATAATAGAGTTCCTGCATACTTTAAATTTGATTATACAGCAGGATTCAACTTCATAGAACAGACTATAACCATTCCTCAGAATACAAATGAGGTATCTGGTTTGCTGTTTGGTGAAACTTTAGTTGATAAACCTAATTTTATATTCACAGTGGTCGATGATGGAAACGGCAACGTAGGAGGTATCTCTTATGATGTTAAAGCATTCGACTTAGGAGATGAAGAATATTCTGTTAGAATGGCAACAACTCCTCTTTTAGGTGATGCAACAATTACAGTTAAGATTCATACACTTCCACCTGCATTAATTAAATCAATATTATATATTGCTGCGATGCTTCCATTAGATACAGCTGGTGATTTACTTTTAGGTGCAGGTATAGGACAATTAAGTTTATCAGTTGATGGATTAAGTCAAAACATAGCTTCAACATCTTCAGCAACTTCTGCTGGATATGGTGCGAGAATTTTAAGTTATGAGAGACAACTTTCTATGACACTGAAAAGTCTTAAACATAAATATAAAACATCTAAAATAGCAGCAGGATTCTAAAATGTTATTACCAACTCCAGAACAAAGCTTAGTTAAAGGACGTGCAGACTTTAATATTGTTGAGTTTAGAAAACTTATCAAACAAAAAGGTCTTGTATTATCATGGGAACAAACCATAGAATGTCCTTGCTCAGCACAATCTTCAGTTGATTACGGATTAGATTTAAGAAACGTGGCTGACGAAGATGCAAATAGAGGTGGTAGAAGACCAGATTGTGGTGCATGTGGTGGGACAGGATTAATCAGACATTCAATTCAGGATATAAAAGCTATTGCAACTTCTGCTGAAGGTGAAGAAACAGTCGGTAAATACGGACTTCTCAAGCAGGAAAAAATAAAATTTACATTAGAGCCAGAACATCTTCCATCATACGGAGATAGATTTATTCTTAAAAACTCTGTAATAGTATGGAGAGAAACATTAAAGATGCCAGCTGGTGATACACTCACAACAAGTCGTCCGATTGTTGCCAGAAACTTAGAATTATTAAACGGTCCAGAAACGGTTGGAGTTTTATACGTCCAACAAACAGACGCAAGCGGTAATGGTCTATTAATTGATATTCCACAATCAGATATGACAATAATTAACGGCACCGTTCAATTCACTAACCCAGCTAACAGACCTGCTGAAGGAACTTCATTAAGTATTGCATATTATTCAAATCCTGTTTATACTGTTATAGAATATCCTCATACAATACGTGATACATTCTTAAGGATAAAAAACGTAGAAGTTTTTACCCCAATGCTTGTCCAATGTGAAGCAAAAATGGAGGTAGCAAATGATTGATTTACATTTCATTCACGGTATTTCTAACGGAATAAAACATTATAAAAGTGATAGAGATGCATTTAGAGGAGTCTTTTCAGACGTTTCCCAAAGTTATGCTGATAGGTTGTTTGATAAAATTAATACAGTCGAAGTCCATTTCGATAATTCTTATTCAAAGAATCATAATGACTACCCTCTTATTACGACCTCTATAAACGAAAGCTCACCTAACGCCAATCAAGTATTGGGCAATAGGGGTTTCAACAATAGCAATGTTTTGTTTTTAAATCAAGAATGCACCGTTTATGTCTATGCGACAGATAAAGATGTATTAAGGGTATTACACAGACTTTGTCAAGCTTCTCTGTTATTATTTAAGAAAAGTTTCTTAGCAAGCGGATACTTAAATATAGAATTTGATAATTCTGGAGACCTCAAACCCGACGACGACATTATTGGGAAGGGGACCGTTGTTTATGGTAGAACTTTGATGTATGTTGCAACTAAGGAAATATCCGTCAAACCAATTTTACCAGAAAACATCGACTTAGAAATACCTTGGGTGCTTAACCCGCCAAACATAACATAGCGTCAATAATAAAAGTTAAACTATTTAATTAGGAGAATAAAATGCCAACATTTCAGACAATTAACGGAGTAACATTCTTTGCTCCTGAAACCATTATGGATGTGCAAAATGAGCGCGTTGAGCCTTCTGCCCTTGAAAAGTCCTTGGCTGTTTTCGGAGATTTCCCAGAACTCAAACCAGGTGAGGTATATACTTCAATAAAAGGTGGCTCACTCGTTGAGGACGCATATCCAAATATACCAGATATCCAAAATCTGTCTAAATTATGGAAAACACCATTAGACGGAATCGATGGATTTGCACAGAAACTATCATTTATTAACTGTGGGTCCTCAACACAAGCTGAATTTGAGATTCAAACTGCGGCAGATGCTGCTGTTCAAGGTGCGACTTTCAAAAGTCGATACTATGGTCTTAAAGGAAACTTGTTAAGAGTTAGACTTGAAACTCCAGACACACCAACCGGAGACCCAGCAGGTATCGGTCTTTCAGCTACTGAAAACTATTATCGTGTTGTTGCGAGTGGGAGTGGTGCAGAAAGAGCTTCTCGTGAATTCGGTATGCCAAATGTATTACAAATTACATATACAGATGATACTGCAGGTGATGTTGATGGAACTATCACTATCGCACAAGGCACTATCCGTATTCAAAGAGATACAGTAGATGTTACTCATTCACTTGCGGACTTCTCATCATTAGATGAATTAGTTGAAGCAATCGAAGCAGCAGCACCACAATTTCAAGCTGTTGTTTTAGATTACTCACCAACTGCAGCTCAGTTAGATGAAGGTGTTTTCACCTTTAATGATGATGGAGCACCTAACACACCAGTTGTTGTCTCACTTCACGCTCACGTATGGGCACTTAAGAGTGGTATCGATTCACTATCTTACGCAATTCCTTATGAGTTAGAATTAGTTGATGACCGTTATCGTCATCTTGCTCCAACTGCAGGTGATGCAGATGCTGACCCACTTACATTCGAAGACCGTGATACTGATGCTACACAAAGTTCTGCTACTGTTGCTCAATATAGAAGTATTTTAACTGATGGTGCTATCCTCGGTAAAGACTTTACTTCTGTCGCAGTTATGGACACACAATCTTCTGTCCATAAATTACTTCAGGATTATCTTGAGACTTCATACAACAATCAAAAAGAAAGAAACGGATTCGTTCCTACACCATCTAACTTAGGTTATGATGATATATTCTTACTATATGTCAAACCACGTTCTTCAGCTCAGATTTCTGTTGTCGGACAAGATGCTATCTTCAGTGATTATCAAAACAATAGATACGTTGGTGATACAACTCACATGGCATTCTTAGCAATGGCTGCTCACGGTGCTTTACCATTCGGAGCTGCTGCTACTTCAAAGAATCTTTCACTTCTTGAAACAAATGAGTCATGGAATAGAGAATTAGACAAACATCAGATTGCAAAGAGAAATATCTGGGGTGTTCTTTTAAGTGATAATAACCAACTACAATGTATCCGCTCATTAACATCTTATGTTAAAGATAATCTTCCTCAGAATAACGAAGTTGGAGTTAGAGAAAGCATTGATGCTTCTTCTCGTGATTTACGTAAATTCTTATCGCAAGAATTGGGTTCTACAATCACTGCAGCAACTGCTGATAAATTAAAAGGATTGACTGAACAACGTCTTTCACTTCATAGGTCTCGTGCTATTATTAACGACTTTAGAAATGTTGTGGTTTCGATTGAGGATGACGTAGCTTATATCAGTTATGACATGATGCCTACAAAGAATATAAACTTTATTCGTGTTACTGCACATATCGAAAGAAAATTTGAATAATTAGAAAGGATAAACTAAAATGGGTGTAAATGTAATTACAGGCGCTAAAGCCATTATTAAAATAGATGACGATGTTGCGGGCTACGCTACAGGTATCTCGATATCTGAAGTTACCTTCAACGGACGTGTTGATTCCTTAGGATTTATCGATACTCGTGAGGTTGTTCCTATCGGACGTAATGTTAGTGGAACAATTAACTTTATCAGAGTTTTCGCAAATCAGAATGATGGATTATATGAAAACATCGCACAAGGTGAAACAGACGAAGAAGCAGTAGTAAATTCAGCTTCTTCAAACTTAACTGACGAAGTCCGAACTGATGAAGTTTTAAACAGAGTTCCTTTCAAGGTTGTTGTTTATGATAATCACAACAATAGAGCTGGTGAAGAAGTTGCAATGTATGAAATCCATGGTTGCCGTGTTTCTTCTCAGAATATCGTTGTTGATAGAGGGTCTATGATGGGTGTTCAATGCACATTCGATGCAACACACTTAGTCAGACTCCCAGGTATTCCTGGAGCATAATAAAACAAACACGAGGTTATCCTCTGTTTAACTTTCTACATTATTCTGTATAAATACCTATGTCAAATCTTCTAATTAAACAGAGGATTAATGGCA